TCTTACTCCATAGCTTTTATTACCAGATCCTTTATTATAGTTAGAATAGATACAGCTATTGATTTTGTTCCAAATTGGGTAACTTCGCATTGTGTTCTCCTTTCAATGCTAAATGGTTGGGTATATAAATATCAGCCAATATATAAAACTGATAACTAAAGTATACGAAATTAAACTTGTAATTACAAGGATTATTTTATTCATTTTATTCTCCTAATAAACAACAACCATTCATTGCTTTTGATTTGCATGAATGGTTGTTTATTATGTGTTAAGATTACTTTCGCATTTTCTCCAATGCTGAAATTATAAGATTTATCTGATTGAAATTATGTGTATGTTCTGCTTCACAATCTACAATATAATTCCATTCCTTTTCATCTTTATTAGCTAGGTCTTTTGTTATTGCATCTTCTAATCTAAGTTGTGCAATATCTGCCAATTCTTTTAGACCAGACCAATTGTTTTCATGTTGTGTTTTGGTTACTTCTCTTTTTAAAGACCAAATTAAACTACTAACAATTGTCTTTCCTGCCCTACCTCGTAAATCCAAAATAGAATTTAGTTGGGAAAAAATGATTTCTTTTGTGTCTATTTGCTTATTCATAACTAGCTCCTTTGTTGTAAGTGTATTTGTTTCGTCTTGATGGGCGGTTAATACACAACTGATTCACCGAAGGTGTTTATATAACCGCAAGGTCGAAGAACGCAGTGTGCCTTGCGGATATAAATCAGTTGTGTAATAACAGAACAGCAAGGCGCAAGAAATATACGAACAGCAAAGTAGTAGATATGGATCTGCAATTGGTCACATAATTACATCTTGACCACTGTTTTTAACCATGCTACGAGGGGGGGCAAGGGGGGGAGTCTTCCATGAATAAATTAGTCAAGTTAACTGATAAACAAGTCAAGCTAGTTGATACACTCGTAGCAACTGGTTGTAGTATTACAGAAGCATCACAGATTGCTGGTTATGCAAAGGGAGAAGCAGGCAGAGTCACTGCTAGCAAGGCATTAAAGACACCACACGTTCAAGATTATATGATGAAGTGTATAGCAGAAAGTATTGGTATAAATGCTACGAAAGCTAGCAGTAAGCTAGTGAAACTAGCTACAAATGCAAAGAGTGAGTATGTACAGCTTGAAGCTAGTAAAGATATATTAGATAGAGCTGGTTTCAAAGCTCCTGACAAGCACTTGCATTTGCACTCTGCTGATATCAAAGTAAATATTGACCTAAGTTAGCTGTAGAAAAATATAATGCTTCTGTATTACTGCTGTATAGCCATAGGGGGTCAAAAACTGACGAATGTGTTGCGCTAGTGGTGTTAATCTCTCATTATTGTAGAAAAAAGCTTTTCAAAAATATTTTTTTAGTGTAAAGGTAAAATATGGTTGCTAAGAAATATCAGAATCCTAAAGGTGGTTTGAATGAAGCTGGTAGACAGTTCTTTAAACGTAAAGAAGGCAGTAATTTAAAACGACCTTTAAAAACAGGAACAAGTCCAAGAAGAGTTTCTTTTGCTGCTCGTTTTGCAGGAATGAAAGGACCTATGAAAGATTCAAAAGGTCGACCTACAAGAAAAGCATTAGCATTAAAAGCTTGGGGAT